GGACTTTATCAGAGAGAAGAGTATATCACTTCATTACTATGGCAGGACCTAATTTTGATGCGAGAGAAACTTGGTTGAAGGTACGAAAATTCTTAGGATTTTCGGGCTTATTCCTTGCAGTGTTTGCGATAACTAGTGCATTGGCCTCTTTTTGGCCTTTGTATTTGTGTGTCACACTCGGCGCTCTAGCCACAGCTTGGTTTGGCTGGACCGTACACGTTTATGTGTGGACTTGTGTCCTCGTAGCGTGGTTTATGGTTCCAGTCAATTGGGTTATGGCAAAGATCGCAACTGTTTGGAGGAAAGCTCGTACGTCCGCATATAGGAAATACCTTTTACCCTCTGCAATCGTAGCTGTTCTTATAGCTTGGTACCTCTTGAAGGAACCCATTAAAAGATGGGTGAATTCTAAGTGGGAAAAATTTAATAAGAGGAAAACAGCAAACAAACAGGCGAAGATTCCCCGCTTAAACGGGGGATTTGTAGATGTTGTTATCGATGCGCTATCGGCTATAGGTTTAGTCGCTGGCACCATTGGTATTTTTGTAGGCGCCGGAGAAGCAACAGAAATACTAAAGACTGTAGTCATTTACATGAAAAACATGTCAGTGATCCAATCATTTATGGGAGCCTCAATTTATATAGTAGATGGTTTGATTAAGTTCGTTCTTGTTAGTGTGGAGATGGGTTTAGGCCTATTTCCAGAAGACTGGACAGGACGAGCTCAAGCAGCCGTCAAACGTGTGAGGAAGGGTTCTAAACATGTAGCTGACTACACAGAACTGAAGAAGAATGCGAGAAAGTCAAAGCGGTTTAAATCTTGGGTCCAATCTAAGAAGGACAACCGTGGAAAACCCGACTATGTAGCATCCGAGAAAACAGGCGAAGGAGATGCTATCGACGAGGTTTTTGCTAACCTTGGTATGGACGAGAAGACTGGTAAAATAGTCGACGTCAAGACGATGATAACCATGATTAATGATGAAGAGGCAGAGGCTAAAAGGAACACGAAAGTGTTTCTTAAGTTTGTGACCTTTCTTGTTTTGGCAGGTGCCTTATGTCTTGGCGCTTATTATATCCATAAGCGATGGGTTGCGGAACCCAAAGCTGCTGCTAAGAAGCTCAAGAGGAAGCAAAAAGAAAGTAAGAATGTGTTGTCTGATTCGGAAGATGACGATGATGCAAAGGAAGCAAATCCAAGGGGAAGGAGAAACCAGAATCCATCAGGAGCTGGTGGACCCACCCCTGCGGGGTCAACCAAGCTTGATAAGAAAGCTCGGAGACAACAACTTGATGATTATCGTAATATTGGTGATAAACGGAAGGCTACCAAAGAATATGAGGAGCCAGAAGATGAAGACTATTCATTGCGGTACAAAGCAGGTGATGTTGAAGAGGTTGTTACAAGTTGGGCTGACGAAAAAGACGATGAGGAAGCTGAGATGACGCGTAGGCGTGTAACTGGAAAGGGAAAAAAGGAGTCAAAAGTGGTGACGTACGTCCTAGACGGAAATCCTACTGAGACAAATGTTTTCTGTGGACAGGTAGCACAAACCGATGCGGCAGGACTTGCGCACGATATGTGGGCTTTGGGGCATGCTCCAGAACCTAATAGTGTGAAAGAATCTCGGCAACCCGTGCCGGAAGCTGGAGAGCCAAAGACGAAGACCCCAAAACAGAAAGGTAAAAAGGTTCAGTCTAAGAGGAAAGAGGCCGCTAAGGAATCGAAAATGCCAACTTCTATGAAGGTGCCGAATACGATACGTGAAGATAAACACTTCATTGTAGAGGTTTTCGACGGAACTGTCTGGAAGGAAAACGGAAACGCTGTGGCAATAAACCAAGATATTGTGGGTTCACACCACTCTATTCAAGGTTTTTCTAAGTGGAGGCTTTTTAACCCAGCTACAGGCAAAAGGGCGCTCGTGAAGAAATACCGTCATATGGGACCAACGGATACGTTTACGTGGGATCTATTCCTAGTAAATAAATCGTCCTCAGGTTTCCAGGTGAAGTCGTATAAACCCAGCATAGCCCTCCCTAATAAGAGAGTTATGTTGGTTGGTTTTACGGGAGCCAAAGCCAATGCTTTTGCGCAATGGACGGGTGAAACGATCTCTTTTTCTGAAAGAGGTTTGGAACACACGTGCACTAGTGAAGGTGGAGACTCTGGTTCGGCTATTATTGAGGAGAACGGAACGTGTATGGGACTTCAGGACGCGGGTCGTGTTAAAGCACACAACTCCAACGTTATGATGCCCTTTACAAAGGAAGTGATCGAGAAGCTTTTTGGCGGACCGGCTTCGGCTGGCCAGAAATAAGCTGCTTGATGCCCCCAGCCTCTGACTGGGGTGGCATGCCAGCACTTGTGGTAGCTGCCCCAGTCATCCAGCTGAAAGCTCTTCATCCTTTAGAACAGGAGAGGAGCTACGGATACGAGGACCAAGTAGTCCGTCGTGTACTTGAAGAACATTTAATTCCTACCCCGGAAGGGTTTGGGATAGTTCGACCAGTGAATAGCAATGTCTATGCGGCATTGCGACGGGGTGATAAGGAAGAAATTTACGATGTAGATCGCGAAGAAGAAGAATTAGCTAAGAAATGGATGAAGAGGCATTTTCATCATATGATTGGTAAGTTCGGACCCATAGCTTTCGAAAAAGTAGAAATCAACCCTGACACTTCGGCCGGTTTTCCATTCCGCTGCTCAAAGCAAAAAGCGGTTTGGGATCATTACGATTACTTGCGTTGGTATACCCAACCTGGTAATTCGGACCGGCCATGGCCAATATGGAAAATTACTCCTAAGGTTGAGTATTTGAAGAGGATTAAGATAGAGGAGGACAAGATCCGACTCTTTCGAAACCCTCCTTTAGATTACCTGATTTTGGAAAAAGTGATTTATACGACGCAGGATGAGGTCTTAACCACTTATTCAGATGATACCTGGCTCGCGCTAGGTTTTGTCAAAGAGAACGGTGGGTGGGATGCCTTTATTCGAAGTCTCATGAAAAGGGGTAAATACTTCTATGAATGGGATGTAGAAAATTGGGACAAAGCATATGGACCAGAGTTGGAGCGAGTATGCTCAGAGATCAGAAAGACGTTCTTCCATGATTATGAAAGCGTTCGCAAGGACGTGGACTTTTTATGTGAGGGGGCGGCCTATGCCTTTGAGCTACTATTAAATGGTTGGGTAATGGCCACCGGACTTGATCAAAAGTCTGGTAGATTGCTCACCAGTTCTAACAACAGTCTTGCGCACATCTTTATGTTGTATATCCATTATATCCGTTTCTGTAAAAAGAGCGGTTTAGTGCCAACATATGATTCCTGCATGTCAGCGTGGACCAATAAAGTCTACTCTGACGACATTGCGGGAGCGACAAACCAACCTGAGTTAGTTGACGAGGATTTTCTTCGTTCTACGTACGAGCTCTTTGGGATGGGGGTAAAAGATTACAGATGTTCAACAAATGTAATTGGACTCACGTTCCTTGGGGCAAAGAACATAGAATGGGAATTTGACTGTGGACGTCGCTACGTCCCCAAGTATGATTCTGCAAGGATGATGTACGCGCTTTTAGTCAATGGTGGTAGGGTTTCCACACACAAGAGAGCCGAGAGGATTAATGGTCTTTATCATAATCTAGCTTTTTCGGAGTATCTTGATGTTATGGATGATCTCATCGTTGAATTGAAAGCATTGGGGGAGTGGCCCGATGACGTTCCAGTACCAAGTCAATACCAGGCACAAATTGCCTATACTGCTATGGAGTCCCGGGAAGGGAATATAAACACGTGTTATAATGGAGACGCTAGCAGTAACATATCCCAAATCTATCGAGCTCGCACCACGGGAGAAATCCCCAATGGGGGCGCTCAATAGGCTTGAGGAGGCGAAGTGCCTAACTCGGGAAGGTAAAAATTGGTTCATATCAGCAACGGACCCATTCCATGATGAAGAGATTGATCATTGCGGCTACCCTGACATAAACGCTGCCAAGTCCATTGTGCAGTGTGTAAAGCTAAGCCAGGAGTTTGGCGTGCCAGAGGGGGTCGAAGGGAATTGGGATTGCAACGTTGTTATGTGGCCAATGATGCAGCAGTATCAGAACATAAACTACGGACAGTTAGCGCATGGCCTTTATCAGGTCAACGCGGCACCAGCTGTTAATTCCTACTATACAGGAGGCGTTACAGCGCTAGCAGGTCCGAATGGAAATGAACTATACGGCGGAGGAGAGTCGGGAAATGTAGACCAAGTTGTTGGTCTAAGTCTTCCGGCTAACTACATGCAAGGAACATCACGTGTGGTGGGAATGGGAGTAGAGGCGGTTAATACCACTTCAAAACTAAACCTACAAGGTCAGGTGACGGTGTGGCGTAATGCTACACCTCCACCCTCATCAAAATGTGCAGGAACATTTATCAATGGTGCTGCAACTATATCAGGTACCTTCGATACTTGGCAATGTCCACAGCCACCTGGGTTGTTGGCCAATGCGGTGATCCTTCCAGGATCTACTACATGGAAAGCAGCTCAGGGGGCATACATTGTCGGTACGATGTCTACCATTGAGAATCCACCGAAGCAGCCGCAAGGCGAGACGGCGGTTATCAAGACTGGTGATGCCTCTATAGGATTACCAACTGATCAAGTGATAGCACCAACGATGACAGTGATTTCGCCTGCCGAGGGAGTAAATACGTATACGTGCCCTGCTCAGCACATTGCGCCTTATAACCTTGGTGGGATGTATTTCACTGGTCTGTCCCCCGATACCACAATCCAATTGCGCGTCACGTACTATGTTGAGCGTTTTCCGACAATAACCGAATCAGATTTGGTAGTGTTGGCGAAACCGTCTCCAGGTTATGACCCATGCGCACTTGAAATGTACATTCACACGATGTCCAAACTTCCAGTAGGGGTCCCGCAAGGGATGAACCCCCTAGGGGAGTGGTTCAAGGATATTATTCGAACTGTTACCAAATACACTACACCAGTGTTGAAGGCATTATCGGGTTTTCATCCAATACTGAAGGGGGCCGCAGGGCTCTCTCAGTTGGTACAAGACTCGGTGAAACAGAACGTTAATTCTAAAGGTGTGGTTGCGCCCAAGCCCCCACCAAAAATGAGGAAGAAGGTACAATCCAAACCAGGAACCAAGCGAACAGCCACGAAGGGCTAAATGCTAATAAACTTCAGTTATCCTTTTTCTATAAAAAGGTCCCAGCGGGAGTGTTAGGCAATTCATCCATGAGATGAAACCTACGTCTACGGGTCTCCACGACCCCGGGATCGCGAGTGGCCCAGTTTCGGGCGCCTTTTATTGCACTGACAGAAGTAATCTTGTGTGGGTGGCAGGACCACCCATCAAGGGGAGTAATCAGTGTGTTTTTGGTAAGAACAAGTGGGCCGAACCACGCTAAAAACACGGCAGGGGACTTTTAGTGTACTAGGATGCCTCATCATACATTGTTAGGTCGGTAATGCGACCAGCTTTGTTTTCCCAGACTTTTTGAGCGGCTGGCACCTAGTGTCAGCAGAAGCGTAACTGCAGTGGCGTTTTCGCCACGGGAGGATGAGGAGGATTTTTAACACGAAATCGTCGATTGGACCAAACCAATTCAAAAATATGGCTGCAATAGGATGGGATCTATTGTGAGTACACCCTTTATTATCTTGAGAGAGA